CAATCGTTGGATTTATAGATACCATCGATCTCACTCATCGTAAGACCATTGATCTCACCAACTAACTGCTCTTTGTACTCTGGATGTTTCCAGATCCAATCAATGTATTTTTGAATGAAGCTGCGACACTCAAGGTTTGCCCAAGAGTCAATTCGCAAAGCGTACGCTCTCATCAAATGCCAACGAACATCGTCAACAGTTGATCCAAAACGAAGTGAGCACAGAACTCTGTCTGTATCAGGGACCGGCAACCAAATGCCTTGGTCCTCACGAAAACCCTGCGATAGGAACTGAACGTCCTTAAGAGCACGAGGCTCCTCACAGGGGGTTTTGGTGGTAATTCCAATACCAGACCAAATGGGCGCAATAGTTTTCGGGTTGAACCAATCCACACACAGTTGTGAAACCGTGAATGTGTTATCGTCGCCATTTAAGGCAGCTTCAACATTACTCATAAAGTCCTCATAGCTTCCAAACACATCACCTTCGTAATTTCGTTTACTAACATCATCGGTAATCGCTGCTGCATAAGATGCAGCATTGGCTTTCCCAAATTTGTTTTCAACTAATTCAATCCACGCATAGGCAAACAGACGAAATAAAATCATGGTATTATCCACAATAGTATTTGCTGAGCCAGACGGGTTTCCAGTGTGTTTCTGAATAAGCTCACCATTCTCTAAAACGATCACAGAGTGCACTATGTCGTCATACAGGCGTTGAAACCTGAGAGAATTTTCCGCAGTTTTGTGCTCATCGGCTAGCATATCCCAACGTATTTCCATTTGGCCATACATGGCCCGGACAAACAAGCTTGAGTCATATTCTGATTCATCAAGCTCGAAAGCGAAGGGATGAATACCAAGCCGAGCAAAAAGTGCATTCCAACCTTGAAGAAATTTTGAACATCCCACAAAAGACCAAGTCTTACCATGGGATCGATAGAATCGATTATTCATATCGAGACAGAAACGGTTAAGGGCAACTGAATGCTCCACCGGAGAAGCAGTGAAAGTGCGAATCTTATTTTCTAACAACTTTTCCGCTGCACGAAGCTCACGCTTCTGACTACAAGTCCATATAGGTCTCATAGTACGCTCCTCATTCTTTCCTAACATGTTCCAAAACTCACCAAGCATGTGTGTTGGCCCATTGTCTATAAATTCACCTTTTGTGTGAAAATCCAGACTTAACGGATAACCAACGGATGTTCTCCGGTCGCATTCTTTTAAGCAAGTTTCCTCACTAAGAATTTGCGATCCACCCATGTGTCGCATGAAATGCCGACGAGTCCATTCACCAGACAGAGCCCAACTCTTTTCATTGAGTTTTGGTTGCTCTTTGTCATACTTACTAACGCTTTTAAAAGACGCGTTCAGATTGGGAATGACCCCGCGATAAGCTGTTCCTACATCGAGACCTTTCTCGTTGCAGAATTCCTCTAAACTTGTATTGGGTGCCCACTCATCAATGCCTTGTTTAACATAACGTTGCACTTGGCTGACGAAGTCGACATTTCCCCTAACAAAGTAATAGTGGAAATGATTTGATGGTTCCCGTGATATTTCATCAGGATGGATATCTTTCCAATCCAATCCTCCAGACCGACGCCCCACTACTACTCCTTGTTCATATGTTCGATTCTTGAACACTTCCCTGGTTACGTAGTTTTGATACCACTTTTCCCAAAGAGGAACAGGAGGTAATGGGACATCTAGTTTTTCTGGGGAGTACCGGTTGCCACAGATACGATCTGCGGCGTGATGGCGAGAAACAAATTCTCAACTCCACCACGAGTGGCGTTATGGAATCCCACAACCTTGCCTGATTCAGCATCAACCACTGCACCGGAACAATTACCATCTATCGATGACAACTTATACACTCCGACTTTGTGCTTCGTTGTACTAGTTAGACTCATAGAGTCAACTGCGTCCTCCATCCGAATGATTTTCGCGGCATCAAAGCCGATACTACTCGTAAGGAAAGCCTCATCAGAATCATAAGCATACAATGCTACTTTTCGACCAACCACAGGGAAGGCATGATTCATCTGAGGAAACTCTTTCAAAGAGTCCGGACGTGCGAAAAAGAGGAGATCATAAGACAATTTCTTGCCCTCCTTCCTATCTACAGAATGTTCGACGACTTTTCCGTCGTAACGAAAAGAGAATTTGATATTATCGCCTTCACTCTTGAAGATGTGTTCACACACAACAATTCCATTCCACATAAGGTTCGCATTAAGACAACGAGTAGCAATGCGTGCCAGTCCAACAGCACCCTGCAATGTACCAATTGCAAAGCGTTTTCCATTCACCGCTGATTCTTGTTTATCAACTGGTTTATGAGAAAATTCACATTTATCCCCAAAACGAAAATTCCCTTTTGTGGAAAAGAAGTAACAAGGATATGACTTTTTGTCTGGACACGATTTTCC